GGTTTAGTAAATTCAATATTGATATTGTCACCTAGCCCAATTTCTGAACGACCAGGTAATCCATACCGTTCTATACCGTAAAAACGAGGTAAATAAATCTTGTTTGGGTTCTCTCTAAAAACGGGGAATGCAGTCGTTTCTGTACCAAAATTCGCACCAAATATCATAGGTTTTACAAGTAAATCCTTCCTTAAAAATTTCTCATCCTCTTTGGATAAAATGTTCCTGGGAATAGTATAACCTTTTTTACCTAGATAGGATTGAGAACAAATAATATTTTTATATTCGGTAGTAATTTCCCATTCTTTAGATACTATTTTGGGTTCATTTTTCTTTTTGGTAGTAAAAACCTTTTTACGATACATTTTTGCTAACTAATATAGTAGATGTATTATTTATATATTATTTAATAAATTATTTAGCATGTTTCAATTTTGTAAGATATAGATATTATCCATATGACTTGAAAAAATATAATGATATTGTATAATATAAATGAATATTCCAGATTTATTCAAATCATTTTCTCAATTAGAATTGTTATTATTGGGTATTTTTATTTTATACATAATTTTACCTATTCAAACACCTAGTTTTTTTTCTGGAGCAATTCATTCATCTTTAGGTATGTTATCTATTTTTATAATTACTGTGTTTTTATTCTTCCATGTGAATCCAGTATTAGCGGTAGTTTACATTTTTGTAGCTTATGAATTACTAAGACGTTCATCCAACCATACTGGAAATGTTACTTTAATGCAATATACACCTACCCAGGCTAAAAAAGATGCAGAACTGAAGGCAATGAATCCACCACAATTAGAAACATTAGAAGAACAAATTGTCCAAAAAATGGCCCCTATAGGTCATAGCGACCCAAGTATATTTACTGATAGTTCATTTAAACCAGTGGCCGAGAATACTAAGAATGCATCTATGTTTTAATTATTTAATTATTTAATTATTTTACTAATTATATAATTATGGTTTTGATACGAATATAAAAAGTGCAACAAATATTGGTATGTAAAAACCGATGTATTGTTTACAATATGATTTAAATTCAGTTTCACTTATACTTCCAGTAGCTAGCCACAAAATTAATAATATGGATAATACAATAACTTCCACTGCCAATATATGTAACAATGCTCCGTCTGTACTTAACATGAATCCGGCTCCTGCTGATAATAATCCAAATACACTTTTAGCATCTGTGAATGGTTTAGTTGTTTCTTCATCTTTTAGATAAATTATACCAGTTGCTTTCCCATCTTTATCTATTCTACTTAGATACTCCCTATCTAATTTTTTGGTTAAAATAAGGGATACTGATAATCCTAATAAAACAAAACCAAAAAGACCATTTGTTATCATTTGATAATCTCCATCACCTTGGAATCCATTGTAAAAAGAACCCAAAACAAATATTATTACACCAGTAGCAATGATTATATCAGCACTACGTATAAGTTTTTTTCTTTCATAATCATCTTGATTATTCTTAAGAATATTATCAATAACAACCATTTTATAAAGAACAGGAACACCCATAAAAATAAATCCTATACCCATTGCAAAAAGAAAGAAATTAACCGAGGTTTTCATAAAATCCATCTTTTGAATATCATTTAATGAAGAACTATTAATTGGAAGTTGATATGTTTGTATTTCATTATCACTTACACCAGTAGGTTTGCAGTCAATATATATATCATCGGTATCGTTTTTTTTTTCTGGATCAGCATTGGGGTCAAGCTTAGCACCAGCTTCTTCTTTTGTTTCATTAATATAATTATTTGGCGCAGAAATTTTGAATAAATCTGTAGAGGTATCAAGATTTGCTATAATATTAGCTGTTACACTATTTATCATGATAGGTTCGGTAAGTATAATAACAGTATTGTTGATGTCTTTGTAAACAATACACTTTTGGTTTGCCACAGGAGGAATATCTTGTGTAAGATTTAATTCAACACTAGTAATAAATGAAGTAGTTTTTAAAGGGTCAGAGTTAATCATTTTAATGATGCTATCTATACTAGTTGTGGTAATAGACATTCCAGAGCTTTTTTGTAAAAAAACACATAAATAAATTTTCTTATCACTATTATCGCTTACATTTTGTATGACGAGTTCTCCAATAATATCAGGATTTTTACCTTCTCCACTGGTCAATCCAGTAATATTATCATGTAATACTCCGTATAAAAACATATTGTACGGTTTGTATTTACGTGGGATGCCTTTTTCAGTATGAGTTAAAACCGATTTGTTACTATTGACCGAATCAGTCGGATAGGTTATTTGATAAAAAAACTGAGATGAAAAAAAAGAGGTATTTTTTTGCTGCCACTGACCCTTATTAAATAAATTAGAGGGGGGATAATTATAATTTAAAAAATTTGATTTTACTGGTATTGAATTACTTTTATCAAAAAATGCCATAATAAACTATATTATACACAGATATAGTTTATTTACTAATTATAAAACAAAAAAATTTCATTATTTCTAAAGTTGTGGTATATATTGAAATGTACTTGTTTCATAAACCGTTGCACGGAATGAATCATTATATCCTTCCACATAAACCATATCTCCATTATTTATATTATCACATCCATATTCATTTGTACAGCTCTTTCCGTTAACACTAACTGGTAATTTAGTGTTTAAATTACCTGTATTGGAAATAGTATAATATTGCCATTTATCTCTTCCTGCCATATTTCTTCTTCCCATTAGAGGTAAAATCATATCCTGAGAACTATTTACTCTTGTTAAAATACCAACTTGTTGATATTCGGTATTCAATCCCCGGGTTTCTATATTAACCGGTACACCACGTACATCGCCAAAAGTACGTGGATAATATATTCCATCAGATTTCATAGGTGGAGCATATGGGTCATTAAAAGGGTCTAAACGAGTCGCCATTCCACCTAATTTTTGAATAGGAGCAGGTTGATTTACAATAATAACATTTGGTTCGGAATTAGTCTTGTTTTTTGATAAATTATGGTAAAAATAAACTACTAGGATTAGGATAACAAACAATAAAAAAAGGGTCATGTTTTCAACACATAAGACTCCAGGAATACATTTTTTACCCATTTTATAATTTTTTATTTTATATATAATAACATATATAAAACTAATTTTAAAATTGTGTTCATTTGGTTCCTATTCAAAGTCCCATCCTGATGTAAACACATCAGGGTCAATATTTGGTGCTTTAACATCAAAAGGATGCATAAGTTGATTTCCACCTTGTCCGATAAGATTAAATCCTGGCATAAGCAGTTTGGGAATTCGGTTTGAAACATCATTCGCCAACGGACTGGTATGTTCTACTAAAGCAGATACCTTCAATCTTTGACAATTATAACATTGTTCTCTAATATTTTTTGGGTAATGACAAATATGAAAACCGCCATAATTCATAACAATTTTGTCTAGGTATTCAATCATATCCCAAAATTGAGTTTCTCTTCCATACATATCCATACCAAATTGAAACAATACCCATAAAAACAATCTTACCGGTAAATATAATATTTGCCCTACAACTTCTAACAAATAATAAAATATACAGGTTTGCATATTACCTAAATTTTTAAACAAGCAGAGCATCCAGGTTAAAGAGAACGCTGCAAAAGTATATATTCCATCAATTAAGTCTGGTACAAAGAATATTAAACTCTTTATACTTCCAACAAATACCATAAATAAACCTAATAATATGTCAACTAAACCCATAAATTCAAGTGCTATTATTGGTATGATAAATGCAGCTGCTGCGGCAGCCTCAGCAAGCATTGTGAATCCCTGTGCGTTAGATAGTGCACCTTGTACTACACCTACAGCACCTGAAACCATATTAACAGCACCTTCAACCACACTAGATGCAGATAGTGATGCCGTAATAGCACCTTCCACATCGGCTATTGGGTCAATTGCTAACATTAATATTAATATATACTTATAATGGTAAAAATATATTAATAATTTACGATTTTTATTAGACTTTATCAAATTCAGGTAGGTAAAATTTACTTTTTTGTAAATGCATCATTATTTAATGCAGACGTGTCGGTTTGGTTTTTTAACGTGTTAAACTTTTCTACATATCCTTGGAATTTCCCTAGTAATGGTTGCATATTTTTTACATTATCTAATATTTTATCACGTGTATCTTGCATATCCTTTAAATTAGATTTTAATTCTTTATGAGTTTCATTGCCGTTTTCTGATGTTTTTAAAATATCATCTATTTTTTTTGAATAGTCTTTTATTTTTGATGATATCATCTCTCCGGCTTTTGAATCGTCAACTTTTGGAGCTTTGGTAGCTTTTGTCGTACCTTCGTCTTCGTCGTCCATGTTCTCCATTCCTTCAGTAAAAGAAGAACGTCCATATTTAAGAATATGAGTGAACACCAAAGAAATAAACAAAATAACAGTCATGTTTTTATTAAAAAACGAAGCCAAAACGCCAATCAGAATAAGGGTTGAAAAAGAATATATATCTTTTGTGTTTAAAAAATAAATCAAATCTAATAATGCAATAGCAAAGAAGAAATAAAGTATAAATCTATTGTACAAAATAGGATTGAAGTTGTATTTAAATTTCATTATTTTATTAAACATTTTTTAATATACTTTATATAGGGAAATTAATAGGTAAATTCCTAAATTTTTATAATTTTTATAATTTTTATTTTTCGTCTATCCCTTCATCCGAATCTAATGTATAATCTACAGGTACATCTCCCCCATAAATATCAAGAATTTCTTTCACTACTTCTTCACGTTGTATATCACTTCGTTGGAATTCAAAACTAGTAATACTAGATGACCTTCTCCCTTTAAATTTCTGTAAAAAATCATCTAAGCCATTTAATTCATTGTTTCTATCATATTGTTCTAAATCTCCAGTAATGACGAGACGGCTATTTTCTCCTAAACGGGTAAGCAACATCTTCATTTGAGAAATAGTGGAATTTTGCATTTCATCTGCAACAATCCAGCAATTTTTAAATGTTCTCCCACGCATATATCCTAATGGAGCAATTTCAATAACTTTTTCTTCAATTAATGCAGTCACTTCTTTGGGACTAATAAATTGATATAATATATCATAAATTGGTCTGACCCATGGAGCCATTTTCTCTTCTAAAGTACCTGGTAAATAACCCAAGTCTTCATCTACAGATACCGAAGGTCTAGTGAAAATTAATTTTTCATAAGTTCCTAATAGGAAATTACGTACACCAAATTCGGTAGCAAAAAGGGTTTTTCCGGTACCTGCTGGACCGGTTGCAACCACTATTTTTTTAGATTTTTGTTTTAATAGTCCAGTATAGCGTTCCTGACTGAAATTTTTTGGTATAGTAAATTTTTGGTCAAATTGTGCTTTTTCATTAGGTGATAAATATTGCATATTCTCATAAATTTTGCGTTGTTTTGCAGCGGAATTTTCCCTTTCTTTTTCTACTTCGGTATAGAACTCATTCATAATTTCTTTTTGGTTCTGTTTACGAGGTTTACGAGCACGTTGTTTCTTGAGCTCAGGTTTAGGTTCACCGATAGTGTCAGAAAGGTCAATATCCGTATGTTTCATACTATTGATTTACTATAGTTCAAGAAAATAAAAAATCGTAAGAGTTGGACTATACCTTCTAAAACTTTATTCACTTAAAGTTTTAGAAATTAATTATTTATTTAACCAAAACATTGAATACTAATTTAGGTACATTATGTATATGGGACTTTTTAAGAAAATATTATTTTCTAAAAAATATTTTGTTGTGTGTTTGGTTATATTTGTCCTGTTAATGTGTTCTATATTTTTGTTTTTATCTAATAGAAATTATGTTGAAGGAGCAACTACAACAGCATCAAAAACAACAGTTCCTTCACTTGAATTAAATAATGCGGCAAACAAATTGACTGTAAGTTTTTTTAGTGATGGACAAGACATTTATAAAAAATATTACAATCAAGATAAAGAGTTTACAAGTTTTTATAACCAATCTATATTACCGTATGGACAGTCGGATAATACTAATATAGGAAATCATAATAGAACTTGGCGATTAAATTTTTCTGGTATTAGTAATGATCCTATAAACAGTTCTATTCATCTTATAGTTAAAAATAAAAAATTTTCATCTATGCATAGTGGTATTCCAATCCAAATAGAGTATACAAATGAATTAAATAAAAAGACTAACTTTGAAATTGATAACTATTTATTTTATTATGCGATGAACAGTACAGTCGTTAATCCACAATTAGTCTATAGGTCAACTAACGACAATTATAAATATAAAACAAAATTCCCTATAGATGCCGATGGCAATGTAAAATATGATTTTGATGATTCTATAACAAATATATTTGTAAAAAGTACAGATCCAAATAAACCATGTTTAGTGGATCCTAATCCAATAATATTGGACCCCAATAAACATTCTATATTTTTTCAAAATGTAAAAATGCCAGATGACCCTACAAAAAAATTTGGTAATTCTGACTACAGAACTAATTCTGATATGTTGTACAAACAAATAAACAAATACGGATTCATTGATGTGTTTATATACGGTACTGCGAAAGATAAACAATGGTATAAATCTCAACCACCACCACCCCCACCAACACCGACTCCTACAAAAAAAAGGTAATGAAACTAGTAATCACTAGTTAACCGCTCTGCTAAAACTTCATACTTTTTTAATAATTATTCTTTAACATTCGGAAACACCAATTTATCCACTGTAGTTCGCACACAAAATAGTCTATGAATAATAATTCCTGATAAAAAGAAAACTGCTAAAGTAATAGGGAAGGAGAACTTAAAAATCCATGAAAAAATATATGCTCCGATTATTGTCATGACAACATCAGCAACTGCTATATTGAACAATCTGTAACTATGCATTCCTGTATTTGGTTTGCCAAAAAGGTCTTTATATTTACAAAGATTTAGCATTTTTAAATATAAAATATATATAGTTATTATATAGGCAAAAAGACAAAATGGTTAAAAGCGGAGCGGTTAAAAGCAGAGCGACTAAAAACGGAGTTGTAGGGAACGTTTTAAACAAAAGCGGAAGATTTGTAGGTGATGTTTTCAGCGGTGTCGGCAAATTTGTAGGAAATGTTACACCCAAATCAATGAAACGTAGTATGCGTAAACGTATGACTGGTGGTAAAACACGTAAACATCGTAAATCTAAAAAATCAAGAAAATAAAAGAAAAAATTGATTCATAAATTAATATGCGTTATTTACCTTAAAAACGCACATTAATTATTTTTACAAAACAAGATAAAATCTAAGCAGTATATTATTTAGAAGAAAATGTCCGAGCCAGCCTTTACTGAACCCCTTTTGACTCCTGACGATAACCGCTACGTAATGTTTCCAATCCAACATGATGATATTTGGAAAATGTACAAGCGTCAAGTTGATTGTTTCTGGGTCGTACAAGAAGTCAATTTAGCTCAGGATTTGAACGATTGGAATACACTTTCAGAAGACGAACGTAATTTTATAAAAATGGTATTGGCATTCTTTTCGGCATCTGATGGTGCAGTTACCGAAAATTTAGCGGTTCGTTTTATGAGTGATGTACAGGTTTCAGAGGCGAGGGCATTTTATGGGTTTCAAATTGCCATGGAAAATATACATTGTGTAGTTGGTGAAACAAAGATTTTAACAGATAAAGGATATTTTGCAATTAAAGATTTAGAGAACAGTCATATCAACATTTGGAATGGTGAAGAATATACAGATGTAGAAATAAAATACACTGGTAATCAAGAAATATACAAAGTCGTTTTATCCAATGGTATGGAATTAGATTGTAGCCCTGGCCACAAATGGTTAATTCAAAAGGGAAACAAGTATCATCCAGAAAGATGCGTATGTGAACAAATTGAAACAAAAGATTTGGTTATAGATGATATTTTGGAGAGATATGTTGTTCCTTGTTCTGAATTTGTGGATTGTAATGATGATTTTATGAATCCTTATATGCATGGGTTCTTTTGTGGGGACGGAACCATTTGTAATAATTATCCGGTTATTTATTTGTACGATAAAAAAAAGGAGTTATTGGAACATTTTAAATATGATAAATACAGTGAGGACGACAAAAAGATTTATTTTTATGCTCAAAATTATATTAATAAATCAAAATTTGAAGTACCTATTAATTATAGTATAGATACCAGATTAAGATGGTTGGAGGGTTATGTTGATGCGGATGGATGTATAAATTTAAATAAGGAAAAAGATTCCACATCTATTCAAATTGTCTCTATTAATTTTAAGTTCTTACAAGATGTTCAGTTGTTGTTAACGACTCTTGGTATCATTTCAAATATAAAATTAAACCACAAAGCAGAAAAAAAATTATTACCCAAAAATGATGGAAGTGGCGAATTAGATTTTTATAATTGTAAGGAATGTTACGTAATGTATATTACAGGAAAATCAGTAAACAAACTTATAGATTTAGGATTTTCACCAAAGCGTCTACAACTTATTTATTGTGAACGAATAAATGATTCGGTTGAAAAATCTGAAAGAATAAAGATAGTTAGTGTAACCAAAATATTGGACGATGAACCAACATATTGTTTCAATGAACCAAAAAAGCATACTGGTTTATTTAATGGTTTGTTGACTTGCCAAAGTGAAATGTACAGTCTGTTGATAGACACGTATATTAAGGATTCGGAAGAAAAAACCAAGTTGTTTGAGGCTACCAAACATTATCCTTGCATTATGAAGAAATTTGAATGGGCCAAAAAGTGGCTAGGTGATAAGCGCAGTAACTTTGCTTCCCGACTAGTGGCATTTGCCTGTGTAGAAGGTATCTTATTTAGTTCTTCTTTTGCCTCTATTTATTGGTTGAAGAAGAGAGGTCTTATGCCTGGACTTACGTTTTCAAATGAGCTCATTTCTAGAGATGAAGCGCTTCATACTGAGTTTGCTATTTTACTTTATTCCAAACTTGTACGTAAACTCCCTAAGAAGCGTATTTATGAGATAATTAAAGAGGCAGTTGAGATTGAGAAAGAGTTTATTACCGAGGCAATTCCTTGCCGTATGATAGGTATGAATGCCAAACTAATGACTCAATATATTGAATTCGTTGCTGACCGCTTGGCTCTTCAATTGGGTTATGATAAGATTTATAATTCACAAAATCCCTTTGATTTTATGGAGTTGATTAGTATTGAGTCCAAGGTAAATTTCTTTGAACGTACCAATTCAGAGTATGCATTGGCCAATAAAACTGTTGACAAAGACGTGTTTGATTTTACGGCCGACTTTTAAAGAATTGAACCATTGAACCATTGAACCTTTGAATCAATAAAACAATGAAATGACATAAATATATTTTTTTATACAAATATATTTATTCCGATATAAATGTCTTGGACACAGAAGCAATTATGTTTGAACCGATTAAAGTTACCTATGGATGTTATAAACGTAATTAGACAATTTATTTTTATAACACCTAAGAAACTTGATGAACATTGTGAAAAAAACAAGGACCTAACAAAACAACTACTGTTTAGTTTTAAAACCAACATAAAGTTTTATAAAATGACTAATTATCATAATTCACTTCAATTTATAGAAAACACGATATATATTAGAGATGTAATTAATACACCATGTAATCCACCAAAAGATTATACATACGTAAAGCATTATTACACGAAAGAAACATTAATTATGCATTTATTTTGTTTAAATTGTGGAAATTACAAGGGTATCTTAAAATGTAATTACATAGAAATGGAATGTTTTATGAAACGTCATCCCAAGAAAATTTTATGTATTTGTTCTGGACCTAGTGGATATATTATTCCTGGTGGGAATGGAAAACTTATAAAACCAAAAACCGATTATGGATTTGCTTTTTGGAAAACTAGAGATGAATATATTTCAAAGAAAGGATATACTGGATATACTGGTCCTACTGGTTCAAACTTTGTGGTCAGTCCAACGGGTCCAACGGGTCCAAGCGGTCCTTACCAGAATATGTAAGAAAAAGATAATAATATGGCTACAATCGCCTTTGATATGCAATCAAATATATTCATTGAAATATTTTTTATTTTATCTTCAAAAATGTAGGAAATACCGTATCCTGCCCAAAT